GTTTGATTCGGTTAAGCACCATTTCTCTTGGTTTTCCAAGAGACAGGCTGTTGTATATCTCTGATGGTCATCAGAGATTGGTTTTACGTTATCAGAAGTATAGTCCAATACTGGAGCCCACTTCTCGAGAAGGGCCTTTGCGCGGCCCATGTCAATGAATGAATTACTAGGTCTTATTTGATTCATAAGTTATTTGTTTATGTTAAATGTTTAACTACGAACATACACTTACATGTAAATGTATATCAGAGATATGAAAAAACGGTCTCGTATCTCTCAGGTAATAAATTGTTGTATATTACTTATACTTTTGAAGTTCTGAAAGGTAAAGGTTTGTTGGCTCATGTGTTTGAACTGGTGCTGGTGCACTTTCTTGTAACACAACACGATCAACCTTGCTTGATGCAGATGTTGCCTTTGCCTGTTCAGTGAGGTCTTGAAGTCTTTCTTCTTCCTTCTTCTCAAACATAGAAATGGTGTAGTCGTAATTTTCTTTGATGAAGTCTAATGACTTACCAGTAAGAATTTTCTTAACATAACCTTTCTTATTGTTTGACAAGTCGGCTGTTTTTTGCTCTATAAACAATTTTGCACGAAGTGCTGAATTGTCTTGGTCTAAAGCATTAAACTTAGCTTTCAAGTCCTCAAGCTCAGTACGAGCTTCATTTATTTGGTTCTTTCCATCAATAACGGCGGAACGAACACTTTCTTTTGCAAGAGCCATATCAACACCTAATGCAGCGCGAATGGATCCTAACATGGTAGCGGCCTGTTTATTTTTAACAGCCTCAACCAAAGTATCTTGAGGTATATGTTTCTCTAGATACAAATCTAAATATGAACTAATCTTGGAAACTAAATCTTTTCTAAAGTCATTAGCTTCTGTTGTTAGTGCACCTTCATACTTTGAAATTACTTTCTTTAATTTGTTAGTATGATTTACTTCAATAGCTTCTACTACCTTCTTTAATTTAGCAGAATGGTCGGTATCTAAAGCTTCAAGAAATTTTTCAAGAGCAGCAGAATATTCTTCATCTTGCTCATTAAGAGCCTTTTCAACATGAAGCGTAACCTTCTCGTTGAAATGTTGTTCGAGCTTAGTAAGAGATTCATTTGTTAAAATCTCTTTTGCTTCATCATTTAAGGTATCTTTTATATCACTCATAATTTTAAAAATTGGTTGGGTTATTTACGCTTCATTTTGCAGCTTTTTACAGCTTTTTTAATTTTACCCTTCAATTTTGCTTCGACTAATTGCTGTAAATATTTATTAGCCTCAGCATAATTTTCCTCTAAAACTTTGGAAATAAAATTATGGTACGTTTGCGTCATATATTTATTTATATTTTGGCACTAATTTTATTAATAAAGTCTGTAATTTGTTCAAGTAAATACTTCTCTTTATTGTGTTTTGGTAACTTGGTAATACTCTTTTGAAAGGCATCATATGATTCTTCTAATTCACCTTTTGTATTTAATACCCATTGCTTTGATTCTAATATACCATTAATAAATGCTTTTGGGCATGATGGATCAGCAACACAATCAACAGCAATAAGCTTTACATCTGTTACTCTGTTTACACCGTTAGATTCTTCGCAAAGTTGTCCTAATGCTCTTGTACTCATACCCATTGTAACACCATCTTGCACAAGTGATCTTACAATTAATCCCATTGGGGTAGATAATACTTTAGACTTACCGAAATAGAACTTTCCTTCATTCTTAAGATCTACCACCATGTGACAAGCTCTTTCAGGGTTGACTTCAACAGATGTGGGATGGTTTAATTCACCCATACTACGTTTTGTTTCAATCATCTCTTTAATATAACGAGCTACCTCTTTACGCATTTCTTCTGCAGGATAATACCGCTTGTTTCTGTTTGTCTCGTCAACCATTATGTATGGGCCTTTGATGTAAAGAGTAGAAGGGGAATTTGAATTCTTTTCCTCAAGAATATATTCAAATTGCTCTTTCGGTGCTGGTGTTTCTACTAATAGCTTGAACATTTAAAATATTTATTGTTCTCAGTATGTTTATCTAACCTTTTTAACGTTTATAAGATATCCCAAGTTCTTTTTCAGTTAAAATTTTGAACTCCATATTGTGCTTTTTAGCATAATCTGTTGCGGCAGCCCATTTGGCCTTATTTTGTGCATATGTAATTTGTTCATATATCATAGTGCTTTTCTTTTTACGTTTACTCTCAGTAGGTGGTAAGGTTTGTTTAGATGGTTTAATTTCAATTAAATATCTTTTCCTTTGGTCACCTTCTTTGATATACACCATATTATCAACAAAATATCTATGTACTTTATTATCTACAGGGCTTATATACGGAACAACTATACCTTCACTAATCCATTCTAATATATTTGGATTAGTATCACAAAATTTAAAAAACTTTAACTCCCAACCGGAACGGTATATTGGATCTTTTGAACCTTTATATTTGTTTCGATTGACAGGTTTATATATACCTTGTCTAAAATTAGTAGATGTATTTGGTGGTAACATAAATTATCCAATAATGAACATTGGTGGTTCAGTGTCACCTATACCAGAAGATGCACCTTCGTAAAGCATTTTTTCTAGTTTTTCTTTCTCAGCCATACCTTGTTCCAGTAATGCAGCATTTAAACTACCACCACCAAATAATGATACACCCGTGTACTTACCTCTTACATAACCAACAGTGATCTTAGTTAATGCTAAAGAATACTGATATACCCACAATTCACTAATCATTTGACTAATAGGTCTTTGCACAAAACATTCAACAATACCGTAATATCTACTTGTATTACCATATGTATTTGGTTCAGGATAAATTTGCATGTATTGTGTTCTATTATCAAATTTAGTAACTGGGTCTAACGCTAACATCTTTTCACGAGTATTTAACCAATCCTTCAACACATACCAGCTTACTAAATCAAACCCGTAATTACCCATCGAATAACTAAAATATGTTTGTTGAGCTAAGGTTTGTTCTATTGTAAATAATGTGTTCACACCATCACTTGCACCTACTTCAAGACCTTTTACAGCTATTACTTTACGATATTCTTGAATAAGATAGTCGTAATCAACTAATAATTTTCTTGTTGCAGGTCTAATAGGATCAATATTACCTATTTGAAAATTCCACGGATTGGCAGGTTTATCGATAATCATCTTACCAATACTGTATAACTCTGCAACGTTTGCATTATTAAAACCAACTCTTGCTGTTAGTGGTGGTGTAATAGAAAATAAAATATCTATTCTTATACCTCTACCTGGTTCATATAAGGCTGAATCGAATACAAGATACTCTCTTGTATAACCAGCATACTTAGAGAACATTTCAATAGCTATAGCTATATTTTCATACATCTGATCTTGATGTATTTCAATGTTAACAAGTGGTGCACCTAAGGTACGTGAAATTCTATCTGCAAGTCTATCATAACTGTTAATTACGCTAGTGAGGTAAGAACTATAAAAGGCACTTGTTGGCTCTACTGCCGAACAACTCATATTATCTGTGCAGGCACAATCGCTCATATAATCTATTTAATACTACTGTGCATTGTTCTGAAATATTGCACTGTAATTAAAACCAAAACCGGCTGGTACACCACCATAATAACCTGTACCTATTTTCCAATTTGTTGTATTAGCACTTGTTGTCAAAAGTGCTATAGCTACACCAGATACTACATGACTACCTTTACCCTGAACACCGGTACTAGTCTCAGTGTTATTTTGTACTATATTCATTTCTGTAACTATATTAGTGTTGTTTGTTACATATATAGGAATGGAAGGTGGTTGGACCCCACTACCAGTACTTTGCGGGAAAATACCCGCAAAATATACCGTGATTAAAATTTTACCGTCATATTGACAAATAAAATTAGATGCAACACCAAAAACTTTATTAGGCATCCCCCCTGATTTGTATGGTAAATCAAAATTACCTTTCAAAAAATCAGTTATAATACCTGCCTGAGGGGTAGTGCTAGCTACTGGTGAACCAGCTATTTGCACCACCCTACCATATTGATTAACTGTAATAGATGCTATTGATGCAAGTTGATTAGTATTAATATTTGTTGGATTAATACCTGTGGTTATATCCGCATCTGTTAAATTTAAATTATTCTTAACTAACGTATATAAATTTTTAAATTTTAAATTAGCATTTTTTGTAGATGCAGTAGATGCATTAGCATTCAATAATGTAATTAAACTTTCATTATTGAAGCCATTGAGATTAGTTATTTCTCCAAATGTACTAATAGGTTGTGGTGTTAAATCAGCCATATATCTTTATTTATAGTTAGTTATTAAGGTGACATTCTTCTTAGTGATATTTCAGTTGTATCACGTGTTCCTGTTCCTTGACCTCCAGCTATAGTTAGTAAATTAGGATCAATTACAACTGAGTTATCACGATTAATTGCAACCTGTGCTGGGTCTGTTTTAATATTAAGACCAGATGTATTTACTTCTGTAGTTGGTAAATACACCTGGAAAGGTATGTCTATATTACCTCCCCTATAAGAAGTTATAGGGAAATATGTATCCAAAGTTTTTTTATCAAGTTTGTATTTTTCATACTCACCACTTGTTCTTAAATTTGTTAGAATATCTCGGCGCGCAGCGGGTGCAATTGATATACCAAATATAAAAGCAAAAGTATATGGATAGGTAAGCTTTGCACCAACTGTATTATATCTATCTACATCAGCTTGAATAGGTGAAAACGGTATACCAGGGGGACCAGGTT